CCCATCAACAGCATAGTAGATAAGAAACTTATAGACAATCCATATGTCACTTTATCGGGATCTGCCTTTCTAGAAGTCAAGTTCAATCCAGCTGATGCTTCACATTTCTTAAATAACGTGGGTAAAAAGGTTCAACTGAGAACCACTGGATCTACAGCAGGAGCAGGAAGTTCTACACCCACAATATTTAATTTAGCAACAACATCACCAGGTTTCTTTTATAATGTCTCTGGTACTGATAGAAGTGGTAGTGTTTCTGGAACTCACCCAACTGTTACATGTTATGTTGGTGACACATTAAACTTTAATTTATCAAACGTTGCATCTAACCACCCATTTTATGTTAGAGACTCATCTGGTTCAAGTAATGTAACCACACCTAATGCTACTGGTCAAGGTTCTGTAGGAACTGCAACAGTGTCTTGGACACCAAGTGTGGCGGGAACATATTCTTATATTTGTGGCATACACAGTAGTATGAAAGGAACTATCACAGTTCAGTCTGCACCTGGCGGTAGTGGTGGTGTAGTAGTTGGCGGTATAAACGTATCTACATTATCTCATTCTGGTTGGTTAAACATAGCATCAGAGAGTGCAGTTAATAATAGTATTACAGTTACAGCACCAAATAATGCTACAGCTGGTACAACTGGTGGTGGAACAAATAATTATTTGGCACTGATTAACTCAGAAGGAAAAACACATGAAAGTTATGATGGTGTCGTATCTACATCAACATCTTTGACATCCTCTACTGATGTGCAGGAAGGACTTGGGCAAAGTTCTGCTGTTACATATTATCCTGTAGATAGTGGTGTTGATTTTAACTACAATGGTAGTGGTGCAAGTCTTACTACACAAAGAGGTGCGTTCTATCCTTTTGTCGATACCAATGTAACTTGGCAGACTTCATCTGGAACTTTTGCGGGAAGTCCATATGCTAATGGTGCTAGTGTTAATTTAGATCTAGGTTTGCAAGGAACTACCTTTGCCAACGAACCAACCTTTGAAGCATATACCTTAAGTGGAGATTCTATTGGTGCTACTGGTTTAACCTTTGATACAGCAACAGGTAGTTTATCTGGAACTGTAACATCAAATTACCAAGACACAACTTATAATTTTACAGTAACTGAAAACGTAACAGGTAATGCACAGTCATATGGATTTACTACAACTGGAACTGGTGTTCTAGTTAGTATCACACAACAACCAAGTTCAGCAAGTTTAGAAGCAGGGTCTGGTAACACAACTACGTTCGGACCTGTGGCGGGTATCAGTGATGACGGATCAACAATCATATTCCAATGGGAGTTCTCAGTTAATGGTGGAGTAGGTTGGGCAACAGTATCTAATGGTGGTGGATATAGTGGAGCAACTACTAATACACTAACTGTAGATGATGACTTTGCTAAAAACAACTTCCAGTATCGTTGTAAGTTGGAGACTAGCACATCAGTTCAACCATCATATACAAACGCAGTCACACTAACAGTATTCAGAACAATAACTGTTAATACACAACCAATAAATTCTACACCGATTGCTCCTGCTGCAGGATCATTTACCTGTGGTGGTACAACTTTAGATGCTGCTAGTATTACATATCAGTGGCAAAAATCTGAGAACGGTGATGGAGTAACTTATCAAGATATAAGTAGTGCCACTACTACAACATATACAACTGGTTCTACAACTTACGATGACAGTTACGGTGACTACTACCGATGCAAACTAAATGCAACAGGTGCAAGTGAGGTTATCACAAACGCTGCAAGACTATTTGTACTAAGAACAATTAATATTACATCTCAACCAGTTAATATAACTGGTGCAGTAGGTGGTACATCATCATTTGGTGTTGCTGCAACTACATCTGATAATGATGCGGGAGACATTACATTCCAGTGGCAAGTATCTATTACAAATGGATCTACATGGTCTGATGTATCTGAAGGAACTGGTGGTACTACATCAACATATACAACACCTTCATTGACTGCAGCATACGACACCTATCAGTATCGTTGTTTGCTTTCATGTGCGGGTGCAACAACAACACCATCTAATGCTGCTACATTACAAGTAGAAACAGTAACAGTTGTTGTATCATCTCAACCAACTGGTTCCAATGTAGATGAAGGACAGACTGCAACATTTACAACACTTGGTGGAGTGACAATGGCACCTATCGGTGGTAACGCTGCATCATCTTCATTCGAGACAGACCAGTTTGATACTCCTAGTGGTGGAGGTGGTGGTGAAGCACAGGGACAATCATCACATGAACCTAGTGTTACATACCAGTGGGAAAGATCCGATAATGGTGGAGCTGTCTGGAATACAGTATCTGGTGCAACTTCTGCATCATATACAACAGGACTTACAACATATGCAGATGATCATAATGACCAATATCGCTGTGTAATATCTGCTGTTGGTGCAGCTGCTGATGCAACTACAAACGCAGTCACACTAGGAGTTTATAGAACATTTCAGATTACTGCACAGCCTTCAAACGCAACTGCAAATGAAGGTGCAACTGCAGCATTCGCAATTACTACATCTGCGAGCAGTGGAACAGTAACGTACCAGTGGGAAAGATCTGATGATAGTGGTGCAAACTATGCAAGTGTAGGTGGAGCAACCAGTGCATCATTTACAACACCAACTCTAGTATTTGCTGATGATAATGCAGATCGTTACAGAGCTGTTGCTTCTCTCGTAGGTGCTCAAGCAAATCTTACATCTTCTCATGGAGAACTAACAGTTCTACGTGTCATATCAATTAGTTCGCAACCAACATCTACTGCTGTTATTGAAGGACAGACTGCTACCTTTGCTGTTGCTGCTTCCATAACAAGTGGTTCTATATCTTACCAGTGGCAGAAATCAACAAATGCAGGAGCATCTTGGGTTGTAATCAACGGTGCAAACTCATCAACATATACTACCCCTGCTACAGTTTATCCAACATCTCCTGCAGAACAATTCCGTTGTGTATTGACAAATGCTAATGCAACTACATTGACATCTAGTGCAGCAACGCTAACTGTTAATGAATCAGAATTTGTATCAGGTCCTGCTACTGTAACTCCAGTTATTGATGCAGATACTACTAGAACATTCTCTAGACAACCTGTTATTAACACAACACCGTTCATTGTTGAGTACGCAGGATCTACACACTTCTCTAGTTTCTGGAGAATTAGAAGAGTCGTAGATAACGTGACAGTATATGATACTGTTCAGACATTTGTTAATGGTGACACTGGTAACTTGACATCTCTTACAGTTCCAGTATCAACTCTAGCATTTGACACTGCATATGCAGTTCAAGTTAAGTTCAGAGACAATGCAGGATTGGAGAGTGCATACTCTGCTGCTGTCAATTTCACAACTCCTTTAGTTGATCAACCAGAGATACAAACTATTACTCCTGCATTTAACCCAACAATTAATGTTGATGCTATTGCTATGAAAGCAGGATATCAACATACATCTAGTGATTGGCAGTTCTCTCCTGCAAATACGTTTGCAAGTATTGTACATCAATCTCTCGGTAACTCAACAAACCTAAGTTCTTACACATTGCCAGGTGCAGTAAACTTAAGTGCGAATACTACATACTATGTAAGAATTAGATTCAACATCAATCCTACCTAAAATGGCTTCACCCAATAGCAGACAAGGACTTATAGATTATGCATTGCGTCAAAACGGTGCACCAGTCCTAGAAATAAACATAGAAGATGATCAGATAAGTGATCTAGTGGATGATGCTATCCAGTTCTATAATGAAAGACACATGGATGGTTATATTAGAACTCATTTAAAAGTTCAATATAGTCAGTTAATGTTAGATGCTATGACTACAGATAGTGAAACTACTGTTGCATCAGGTACATCTAATAATCAAACTCTTACATTTAAAGAACAGAACAACTACATTAAAATGCCACCATACGTAACCACTGTGGTTAAGGTATTTGATTTTGTATCCAAGAACGTTACAAATTTATTTGATGTCAGGTATCAGTGGAGATTGAATGACCTTTGGGACCTAACACAGACTGAGATCCTTACATATGAAATGGTCAATAGAAGATTGGAAGATATCTACTATCTGTTAGAAGGACAGAAACAGATTAGATATCAGATGCGTGGTGATAGATTATATCTTGATTTAGATTTTAAGACTGACGTTCCTGCAGATCAGTTCTTAGTTTTAGAATGTTATCGTGCAGTAGATCCCACACAATTTACTGATGTTTATAATGACATCTGGTTGAAGAGATACGTGACTGCATTAGTTCAAAGGCAGTGGGGTGCTAACTTAATCAAGTTCCAAGGAGCACAGTTGCCAGGTGGAATTACTATGAATGGTGAGTTTATATACAACGAAGGTAAAGAAAAGATAGCAAAATTAGAAGAAGAAATGTTATCACAGTATGAGACACCACCACTAGACATGATTGGATAATGGCAAGAACCACTTACTTCACACACGGTACTAGGAACGAACAGTTCCTATTCCAAAATTTAGTAGAAGAACATCTCAAAATGTTTGGGATGGATATTTTATACTGCCCTAGAGAGATTATGCTCAAGGATGGTGTGTTTAATGAAGAAGTAATTGGTGAGTTTAATGATGCATATATCATAGAAGCATACATGGAAAACTTTGATGGATTCCAAGGTGGTGGAGATCTATTAACAAAGTTTGGTGTAGCACAGACTGATGAAATAACTATGGTTATATCTCAGCAAAGATTCTCGGATCTTATATCACAATTCCTTTTACTAGATAAAGATTATCAAGTTGCAGAAAGACCACAAGAAGGAGATCTGATATACCTTCCACTAACAAGTAATTACTTTGAGATAAAATTTGTAGAGCATGAAGAACCTTTTTATCAGTTAGGTAAAGGTTATGTTTATAAACTGAAAGCTGAATTATTCGACTACAGTGACGAGCAAGGAGATCTATTTGATAGTGATGAGGAACTTGTTGATTATGGTTATACTGTTAAACACTACTATCTTACATCTGCAGGAACCAATGCAACTGGAACTCCTGTGGTAGATGGTGGTGCATTGACTAACATATTCATCAGTGATAATGGTAGTAAGTATAATGAAACACCTCTAATTACAATTAGTGGTGACGGTACAGGTGCAACTGCAGAAGCATTCATGGTTAATATAACGGTTAGCAGTGGATCACCAACGTCATCTGCTGTTATCAGATCTGTAGTAAAAGAAGGTCAGATAAGATCAATCAACATAGTTGATGGTGGATCTGGATATGATGAAGATAGAGCAACCCTAAATGTATCAGCACCTGACAGTGGTGGTATAGCAGCAACATTAGTTCCTACTTTTACTAATGGAACATTGACTGCAATCAATATTTTAAGTGGTGGATCAGGTTATAAGAGTGTAAGACTTATAGATATTACTAACGCGGGTAGCGGATATACATCTGCAACTGCTGCGTTTACTGCTGCTCCTTCTGGTATCACAGGTGCATTTACAGTTCCAGAAACTGTCACAGGTGCTACAACTGGTACAACTGCAAACCTAGTTGAATGGGATGCACAAGAAGGATGGATCAAACTTAAGACACCAACTGGCACATTTGCTATAGGTGAATTAATTGTAGGATCAGAGTCTGGAGCACAGATAGTTCTCGATAGTAGGAATGAGCAAGCAACTGCTGA